CCGTCCACATATTTCTCTGCATCGCGGCTGGTCAGTGCTCTATTGTAGTTTTCCAAATACTTTTGAAAGTGTTTCTTACGGATCTTGCGCAATTGAATGTTGAGATAGTTGAGTACTGCTTCAATTTCTTGCAGCTGATTAAACCGATGTTCAGTAATGCCAGGCAATCCTGCGATACTTTTTTCCAGATTGCCTTTGACTCCGCAATCGTATTTTCCCTCTACTAATTCATTTTCATAGTAATTAATGAAGGCTGGTATATTACCCAGATCGTCGACTATTTTATTATACCAAGCCATTATTCGTTGATCCAATTAATAAAAGATTCAGGAAATATATTCAACGACAAATTTCGCCTACTTGCAAATTCTTTTATAAAAACTGCTGCTTCTTGTTTTTGTGTTTGACTACACGAAGTGTTTATTGATTCTATTAGAGTGGGAATTTTTGATTCAATTGTTATTAGCGAGTTGGACAAGTTAAATTTACTTTCGTCATCTAGTACATTAATCGACAAAAAACTTGGTTCATTGCATAAATTAAAAGTTATATCATGATCTTCGAATTCATTGATAAAATCATTCAATCCAAACAATGTAATGTTACTTAGTGTTGCTGCAAATATAAAAGGTATACCTGATTTCTTAATTATTTCTAAATTGTTAAGAAAATTGTTATACGAATTTCCGTAACGATTAAATTCGTAATATGACCCAATATTCTCGGCACTAACTACCAACATAATATTAGGTATTTCTTTTATTTTTTCTATTTCATTGGTCAGTCGTTGGGTATTGACACCCAGCCCAGTGAAAATCTTCAGTGATTTAGTAAAAGATAATTTTGATACTAAGTTAAATAAATCCAAATTCAAAAAAGGTTCTCCGCCCGTTATCTCAATTGTCTCGGCAGATAGTAGTCCGATTTCGTCTAATAGAACAGATCGCCCATCGGACTTAAAAATTTCTTTTTGGCTCAGTTTATAAATTACTTTATCTTTTTGAGTCATGGAGTAACGGTGTGGATCGCTGACTTGATATTCACCGTTATTGACTATGTCAGCTGCCCACGAACTGCTAAACTGTTTACAACAATATGAACAGGTTAAATTACAATCCGACCCAATTAGTATGTTTAATACCGCCGGCGTGGCGTTGATATCAGTATGAGTTCTAAACTGGCTATTAGTTTTTTGTCGGCGGCTCAGAACCCCACGATCCTCTGCTTTCCAACAAACAATACAGCTAGGAACTCGGGTGCCGTCTAGCAGCAATTTGCGCTCGGATTTGAGTTCTAAAGTATTAAATATTTGTCCTGGGTGGCTTTTAAGCCAACCCATATTAACTTTAGCAGTCGTTGCCGTACAGCAACTTTGAGTTTCTTGTTTTTCAATGTTAACACCAAGAAACCAAAATTTCTGAGAACAATAATTATCCATTATTCTTCGTCGTCGTCTTCGTGGTCTTCATCGTCGAGCACATCGGGTGCAAACTCTTGTAAGCTACGCTTGGTGTATGAGTCAATACCAGCAAATTCTGCTAGATCGGCATCTCCCAACAAGTCAATCAATATGCTCATAAGATTATCACTGGCATCTTGTCTGTCTTTTTGAGGAATGTATTGCTTAAGAGCTTGATACACTTCACCCAATCCATCTAAATCTATACTCATTTTAATATTCCTGTAATTGCATATTTCTTAGTCATCAGATCATCTGCGCAGCCTGCACATCTATCTTGTTTGCAAATGGCAGCCGACTCTTCAAGTAATTCCCAACCTGTGTTTAAATTCCCCAAATAAGTATCACAACATTCACCATTGTGAATTTGTCCGTCTTGATCAATACTGATTCTAGTAACCCCTGCATCACATCTCCAACCTTTAAAATTATCTATTTTTTGATTGTGAATCCATGGGGCGTACACTGAATATGTTTCACCATTGTCTAATTCTATTAGACAATTATGATAATGATGATTTTCAAATTTCAAGATTAATTTTACCTTTTAATATAGGAAAAGTCCTTGTGCCATAGTTATATTGTATTTCGTTGACGCTATAGCTAATTTTATACTTATCCAGCAAATCAGTATACAATGGTATTCGATCAGTATTCCAATATTCATCCATGATATTTACATGCATGGAATTTTTAGAAGACATAGGAGAAATTGTTTTTCTAAGTTTAATAATTTTATTATAAAATAATTTTTCATCTGCATGTTCGCTGTGGAAAGAAAACGATATGCTATCTACGATAGTGAATAACTTCTTATAGTACGACAGACTTGCACTGCCGTTTGTGGTCAATACTATCTGGTAGATATACTCATTATACTGTTCCCGCAACCATTTAACAAACGTTATAAAGTCTTTATTTGTTGTTACTTCTCCTCCCGAAAAACAAATCTTATATTTTAAATTTTTATTCCGAGTTTTATTAAAAATATCTATCCAATAAGATTGTAGTTTACTCAACGAATATGTTCTATCCCCGGCGTGCAAGTTGGGAGGACAATACATACAATCATAATTACATTTATTAGTTATAATCCAAGTGATGGAAAAACATTCAAAATTTGGTGTAATTTTAATTATAGAATTTGTCATTCTTCCCCATTCTCTATTTCGGGCGCCTCCGCTGGGATATTCTTAGTTGCAATATGTGGATTATTTGTAATATCTGCCATGACTCTATCCAAACAACCATCGTCATTACGTTCCCACCCCTTGCGGAATTTTTTAATAATTTCGCCGTCGGTTGTGGTATAAACAAGACTGTTGCCTTCTTTCTTCAGCATGTCTTTGCCTTCGAACAAATCAGTTAGACCACTATAAGGATTCATGCCTGTTTCATAGGGGATCTTTACTTGTACACTTTCAAAGGGTTTGGCGTAGCGGGTCTTCATGATCTTGCAAGCAGCACGGATACCTTTTACTTCACTGATCTTATTGCCGTCATCATCTTCCTTCAGCTTTAACTTACGCATGGCAACTACAATACTGCTAGCATAAATGAAACCTTGTCCGCCACTGATTTTGTCATCTGGATCAAACATATCCTGGCTGGCATAGGTATGGTTAGTTGCAACCAAACCCAAGTTCAAGTCGCCGAACATGTTTACGCAATTACGAACAAGTGCTGTTAATGCCTTTGGTTTGCGGCCCATGTCGCCCTTCATATCGCCTGCATTAAACTGATTAACATCAGTTGGTGTTAGTAGCATGCCCAGACTGTCCAATACAAATAAAACTTTAGGGCGACCTTCTGCAGGCAATGTTTTATATTCCTTGACAAACTCACTGATCATTTTAGCCACATCGTCGATCATGGCCATATTAAGTTTCAGCAACTTATCTTCTTTGGTGTCCACACCCAAGGCGTGCAACCACTTTTCATCAAGTGCATTTTCAGTATCTATTAGAATAGGAAAGATACCCTGATCCTGTGCATTCTTGACAATGTTGCCAGAGCAAATGAATGACTTACCAGCACCGGATTCACCGGCAAACACTGTGACCTTGCCCAGTGGAATACCTCGGTTGAAGTCTCCGCTGATAAGATAATTCAGTGCGAAATTGTTTGTTGATACCCAATCAGTTGGGTCATTGAAGCCCACGCTTAGGCCTTCGATACTTTTCGTAATTGTTTTACGAAATTTACTTACATCAAATGGTTTTGCCATGATTATTTTCCTTCTTTAAGTTTGTATAAGTCTTTAAAAATTATGCTGCTGTCTACTCCGCGTCGCTGATCCATTGTTGCTATTTGTTCAAACGAGTTTGTTAAATTTTTTTCAATTGGTTGCGTTATATAGTGTAACATATTACGATAGCTATCTTCGAGCAGGTATCCTGGATTTTTATTGATTTCTAATTGTAATTTTAACTTTAACGAGTTTAACACATTTTCCGGTAAATGTCTAATATTTAGGTAGGACGGACTTAATAGTGCTCCGATAATAAAACTGTTATTGTGGAATCCTAGATCTTTTAGATAAGTCACACAATCAAATACGCTGTCATAATTTAGCAAGAACCATAACATATTAAAACTTATCTTATGATCCAATTTCCTGATTGTAGTTAGATTTTCTAAAAAATCGGCCCATCGACCGCCGAATCGTATATATTCAAATTCTTTTTCTATAGTTTCCACGCTCACGGTCCAGTGAACATTTTTAAATTTACAAATAGCAGCAAACACCCCAGTATCAACTTTACTGAGGTTAGTGTTAATCCTTATATTAACATCCGGATTCAATTCTTGAAGTAATTCTAAATTTTCTTTCATTAACAGAGGTTCGCCGCCAGCAAGATAAACATGTTTAAGTTGTTTAGCATGACGATAGATGTATTCTCGAAAGTCTGACAATTGTTTATCGGCCGGAGTTTCTATTTTGATTTTAAGTTCACTGGCCCATTTACTACTAAATTGTTCACTACAATATACACAGGCAAAATTACATGAATTGGTCCAACGAACATCAATTGTTTGTAAATCAAAATTATTAATTTTATATGTATCAAGTGGAACTTTTTTCAATTCTTTTATATAAAAAATTCTATCACTAATAATGTCCAACCCTGTTTTATCGTGTTCTAAATCATAACAAGTATGGCAACCAGCAGCTGGTGCATGAATTGTTATATTTTTTTGTTTGGTCACGTTCGCAGGACCCAGCAATATTTTTTCAATTGGTGTTTCTTTAATAGTTCCCAATAGTCCAGTTTTTTCGTCACTGCGAATACAATTTTTGACTTTGCCATCAAAGTTGTACATTAACCCTGTCCACGGCATTGGACAAAATGTTTTATTAGTTAATATATCTTTTGGTGTCATTTTTAAATGGGGCCCAGGGATATGTCTGGAATTACTAGATTATTATTTTTGGCCATATCAAGTAAGTTTATCAATGTTTTTGCCCAATTATTAACATCGGCTGCTGGTGGTACAGTTTTATTGAAATCGGTGGCTATGTTCCCGGGCCGCACTATAGTAAGACCAACACCAAGTTTACGATTTCGTATCTGTTTAACAGATTCTTCAAGTGCTATTTTTTGTATTCTATATTGATCCATGGCTAGTCCGGGAAGTGATGATAGCGGAGTTTGAGTCATTATGGTACTAATTACAATGATGTGTTTTTTTGTTCCTTGCCAACGATCAACCATTTCAAATAATAATTCAGTTTGTGCATACCCGGTTTGAGCATTGTTAATAAACATATCACAAGGTTCTATCATATCGGCAATCTTAGGCGTGCTCCGGATGTTATATCCTGTTTGCCTACTTAATCCGACTATTTCGTGTGATTGTGATTGATAAATCGAAGCTAATGCCTGACCTATTCCCGCAGTATGACCAGTTATTGCAATTTTCATAAATTTATTATACTATTTAATTCCGGAAAAATTTTTTCGAATGTTTGATTTCGTTGCTTATCTAATTTTTCAGTTAATTGACTAAAATTAGTATACCAATCATCCACTGGGGATGTTGCTACTAAATTAAAAAATTTGTTGTTGGGATTTATGTGCTCTTTTACCGTTAAGGGCATAGACTTAATACTGTAAATAGAAGGGTCTGTTAGTACATTAAAATTAACGCCGCCAATGTCTTTTACACAGTCTATAAATGCATCTGCGTATAAAAATGTAAACACACTGACTGTGAAATTGATGTCTATCTTAACACCAGGTAGTTTTTGCAACTTTCTAATGTTGTCCATTACAGTATCCCACTGTAACGGATATCGATTATATTGAAATCTATCTCCTGTATCATCTAAACTTATTGTAATCCTAATTTCTCTGAAATGTTGGAATTTATCTAATAGACGAGAAGGATATAAACTAGCATTGGTATTATATCGTAATTTAATTAATTTAGCTCGATCGGTTTGTATCCAATATTCTAATAAAGTTTCTTGCCGATCGAGTTCATTTAACCACGGTTCACCACCACCCAAATCTAGTTGTAAAATGCTATCTTTGTATTTTTCTATATCTGACCAAATAGTAGAACGAGTATCAGAAACGACCACTATTCTATTAAATTTTCGATCTTCGCTTTGCCAGAATGAACTAGAATGGCTTCCGCAAATCCTGCATCCAGCATTGCATACATTGCCAATGGCTCCATCTACTTTTAAATAATCGGCATGCAGCTTGACATAGACTGAATGTGTTTGATTATCAATCAATCTCTTACTATTTAGATTTATGGATTCTTTATCCAAGCAGCGCATACAATATTCAGTGTTGCCATTTGATAATTTATAATATTCCGGACTTGAACGCAGATTCTCCACTGAGTAGAACTTAGGAAAATTGGTTATTTGATTACATGGTTGTACGCTACCATCTACCTTCCAACTTAGATTGTGTTTGATATTGCTGCAATAAAATGTATTGTTATACATACTGGTTTAAATTATTTTTTATATCATTAATTCGTTCTATATTAAAATTAAGATTATTCAATTGACAAAAATTTGAACACTGTAATGGATCAATGAGTTGACTAAATGATAATTTTATATCAGTACTTAATATGTTTAGTTTAGCCCATTTGTCATAGTCGGCTGTTATTAATCTTTCCATCGGAACTTTATTGATAAATTTTTCAAAATTAACATCACCAAATTTATTTTTATTTTGTGTCAGATGTATAGCGGGAAATCGTTTAAATAAGAAATCTATTTGATCTAATACGATAGAAATTACAGTAACCTTTGCCAGTTTGGCAAAATCTAATTCGTTTTGTCTATGGCAACTGTATGCAAAATTCTTATCTAAACTTCCT